GTGTTGGATATGGGTGACCAAGCCTATTCTGACGATGATCGGTTCCCGTCAGGCCCGTGGTGTAAAGCGGGTGATTATGTGATGTTCCGTATGAACACGGGCACTAGGTTTAAAGTTGGTGGGGTAGAGTATCGTTTGATGAACGATGATTCTATAGAAGCCATTGTAGCTGACCCCCGTGGTATCACACGAGCATAAGGAGTAAGATATGCCTTTTCAAAAAGTAGAATATAGCTTTCCTGATGAAGCAGAGGAAAACTTTGAGATCGAAATTGAACCATCTAGCGCAGAAACAATTGACCTGTCAGGCAAAGCTAAAGCCGAGCCTAAAGCAGAGGCAGCAGAACCTGAAGTTCTTGTGGACGACGATGACGATGAATATGAAATTGAAATTGTTGACGATGCTCCCGCACAGGACGATGACGATGTATCAGATGACGTTACTGAAGAGGAGCTTGGCGATTACTCTAAGAAAGTACAGAAACGCATTAACAAGCTCACTGCACAGCGTCGTGAAGCAGCTAGAGAAAAAGAAGCTATTTTACGTGAGCGCCAAGAACTTGAAACGTTCACTAAACAGCTTATGGAGAAGAACAAAGAATTACAAAATTCAGTTATTGAAGGTCAAGAGGCTGCTCTAGAGCAAGCTAAACGAACCGCTGCAGGTGAGGCTATCCTCGCCAAACGTGCTTATAAACAAGCATACGAAGCAGGGGATGCGGATAAGCTAATAGAAGCTCAAGAGAAGTTAACCAACGCCAAAATAAAGGCGGATAGGTTAAATGCTCTAAAACCACCTGCTTTACAAGAGGATGAGAATCCTGTACAAACAGGAACTGAAGAACAAATTACAGCTCCAGTACCCGTCGATGAGCGAGCAAACAGTTGGGCAGCGTCCAACACATGGTTCGGCCAAGACGATGAAATGACAAGCCTAGCATTGGGGCTGCACACGAAGCTTGTCAAACTGGGAATAGACCCCCAGAGCAGTGAATACTACGAGCAAATTGATGCTCGCATGAAACAAGTATTTCCCGAACAATTTGAGGGACAAGGTGAAGTAGCTAACAAACCGAAAAGACAATCTAATATAGTGGCTCCCGCAACGCGAAGTACAGCTCCTAAGAAGATTACGCTTTCGCCCACGCAAGTCGCACTTGCAAAACGTTTAGGGCTAACACCAAAACAGTACGCTTTACAAGCGGCTATAGACATGAGGAAACAATAATGGCTACAAACAGAATTGACCGTGAACTAGTAACTCGTGAAAAAACAGTCCGTAAGAAAGGGTGGTCAAGACCAGAAGTTCTGCCTTCACCTACTCCAGAAGACGGGTATGCTTTTAAATGGGTTCGTGTAAGCACACAAGGTCAGGTTGACGCCACGAATGTTTCTTCGAAGCTCCGTGAAGGTTGGGAGCCTGTACGGGCAGAAGATCATCCCGAAATTACAATGGTCGCCGTTGAAAACGAACGGTTCAAAGACAATGTTGTAATCGGCGGTCTGATGCTTTGCAAAGCTCCGTCTGAACTACCAGAAGAGCGAAACGAACATTATGAAAATCAAAATAATGCTCAGATCCTTTCTGTAGACAACAGCCTCATGAGAGAGAACGACCCTCGTATGCCGCTATTTAACGAGCGGAAGACGAAGGTTACTTTTGGTAAAGGAATCTAACTTTAATTTGAGGAGTCTCTAATGGCTTATCCAACTGTATCAGCCCCTTACGGGTTGAAACCGGTCAATTTGGTCGGTGGAAGGGTATTTGCTGGTGCTACTCGACAGTTCCCTATTGCTTCTGGCTACGCAGCAAACATCTTCAATGGTGATGTTGTTAAGCTCATTAACGATGGAACTATCCAGAAAGACACTGGTACTGCTACCGCCACCCCCGTTGGCGTTTTTGTTGGTTGTTCATACACTAGCCCTGCTTTGGGTTATCAGTTGTTCAGCCAATACTATCCCACTGGCACTGTTGCTAGTGATATCGTTGCTTATGTTGTTGACGATCCCGATGCGTTGTTCAAGGTCGCAGTTACCGCTGCTGGCACTGCTAACATCGCTACCGTGGCTCGCACCGCCGTAGGTAATAATTCTGTGCTCATCCAAACGGCTGGAAATACTGCTACTGGGGATTCTAAAATCTCTATTAGTTCTACGACAGCTACCACGGCTACACAGCCTATGCGAATCATTGACGTAGTGCCCGAAACGGCTACTGGCGCGGATGCCTTCGTAGAGGTTATTGTGAAGTGGAACTGGGGCATGCACCAGTATCAAAACGCAACTGGCGTATAAGGAGAGTAAATCATGGCTATTTCAAGAGCCCAATTACTGAAAGAACTCCTCCCCGGTCTTAATGCTCTTTTTGGTTTAGAGTATGCTAAGTATGGGGAAGAAACTAAGGAGATTTTCGAAACAGAATCTTCTGACCGTTCTTTCGAAGAAGAAACCAAACTATCCGGCTTTTCTGCTGCACCTGTTAAAAACGAAGGCTCTGCCATCGAGTATGACAATGCACAAGAAGCATGGAGTGCACGCTACACGCATGAGACGATTGCGATGGGCTTCAGTATTACTGAAGAAGCTATCGAAGATAACTTGTATGACTCACTGTCTGCTCGTTATACGAAAGCTCTCGCTCGCGCTATGGCGTACACCAAGCAAGTTAAAGGTGCTACCATCTTGAACAACGCTTTTGCTGCTGGCACCACTTACGGTGACGGCCAAACGCTTTGCTCAACGGCACACCCACTTGTTTCTGGCGGCACTAACTCAAACCGTCCTACTGTAGCGGCTGATCTTAACGAAACTTCTTTGGAAGCGGCTGTTATTCAGATTGCTGGTTGGACTGATGAGCGAAGCCTGTTGATTGCTGCGAAGCCTCGCAAGCTGATTATCCCACCCAACCTCCAGTTTGTAGCAACTCGTTTGTTAGAGACCGAAGGACGTGTTGGAACTGCGGATAATGATATCAACGCACTCCGTAACAACGGTTCTATCCCCGAAGGGTTTGCAGTTAACCACTATCTGACTGATCCAGATGCGTGGTTCTTAATGACTGACGTACCTAACGGTTTGAAGCACTTTGTCCGTACTCCGATGTCAACGTCTATGGATGCTGATTTCGATACTGGCAACTCGCGCTATAAAGCCCGTGAACGATATTCCTTTGGGGTTTCTGACCCACTGGGAATTTTCGGTTCTCCCGGCGCATAATGCGGGTATTAAAGGAGGGGCACATGTTGCCCCTTTCTTTTTTCTGTAGTATAAAGTAAGTCCTGACTGCGAAAGCAGACTTAACCCAAGACAGGAGACTACAATGGGTACCACAACTTTCTCTGGTCCAATCCGGGCCGGTAACATTCGTAATACTGTAGGAACTACGGTTGGCACAGACGTTGCTAACGTAGGCTATGTTGTCATGATGCAAACGCATACGATGGATCTTTCCAACGGCGCTATTGCAGCAGGCGCAACTAGCATGGTTATCCCTGCAAATTCTAAGATTATTGACGTAGTTGTAGATCTATCTACAGCAGCAAATGCTACTACCAACCTTAGTGTTGGTGATACTGTTGGTGGCGCTACTACGATTCTGAACACCCTTGCAACCGGTACAACTGCTGGCCTCAAGACTGTTACTACTCAAGGTGGTGGCACGAACGCGTGGGCAGACACTGGCACAGCCGACCTTAAATTGACGGTTACGAACAGTGCAGCGACAACTGCTGGTGTAGCGGTTATTACTGTAATGTACGCACAAGCCTACAATACCGTGGTACATCCATAGGGAGTGAGTCATGTCTAGTTCTGATATCCAATCAAAACGGATTACAGGAACCGGATCATTAGGTGTTGGCCCTGCGCGTATTACGCAGATTCAAGTCCTGACTACTACTGGCTCTCCCCGACTTACTGTTAAAAATGGTAATGGCGGGCAAACGGTACTAGATTTGGATTTTGGTGCAAGTTCTACGCATTCGGTCAATATCCCTGATGACGGCATCCGATGTTCTGATGATGTTTACGTTTCAGATTTTACTGCTTGTACAGCAGCGACTGTTTTCTATAGGTAACGCAGATGCGTGCTTACTACAAAGCAGGTGGGGGAGTATCTAAATCCCCTGCGTGGACGCGTAAAGAAGGCAAAAGTGAGTCTGGCGGCTTAAACAAAAAAGGTGTTGCTAGTTATCGTAAGGCTAACCCCGGCAGCAAGTTAAAAACTGCTGTTACTACGAAGCCAAGCAAGCTGAAAAAAGGTTCTAAAGCCGCCAAACGCCGCAAGTCTTTCTGTGCTCGTATGGAAGGCATGAAAAAACGTAATACTAGTGCTAAAACAGCGAATGATCCTAATAGCAGGATCAACAAGAGCTTGCGGAAGTGGAACTGCTGATGCCCGCTAAGTCTAAAAAACAACAGCGCTTTATGGCAGCGGTAGCCAATAACCCAAAATTTGCTAAACAAGTTGGTGTCCCAAAAAATGTCGGGGAGAAATTCATGAAAATGAAGAAGTATAAATCTGGTGGCTTTCCTGATCTAACAGGTGACGGTAAGGTTACAAAAGCCGACATTTTAAAGGGTCGTGGAGTAACAAAACTAAACGAAGGTGGTGTAACGAACATGAAAAAGCAAGGATATAACGCTCGTCTAGATGATTCTATGGGCGCTAAAAACGGCAAGAAAAAACAATCCATGAAGTCTCGTCGTGACGAGAGCGAAGGTATGGAAAAGTCAATGGGCAAGCGTAAGTTTGCTGGTGATAAGGCTATGAAGTTCCAAGCTGGTGGACGTATGCCTGTTGGTATGGCTAACCCACGCGCTGGTGTTAGCGGTGGGGCAATGCCGCAACCAGCGCCAGAACCTATAATGGCTGAAACAGGGAGTATGCCTCGACGACGTGTTGTTGAAGGGCGTTCTTTTGGTAAAAGTCCTGAAGAACTTGCAGCAAGACGCGCACGTAGGTCCAGTGGTGGTCGTCGTAGCGGCCGAGGCAGAAAAGCTGGTGGTCAGATTGGAGCGTACAAGGCTGGCGGTAAAGTTCGTGGTTCTGGTTGCGCTACCAAAGGCGTACGCGCTGCTAAAATGGTAAGTATGAAAGGTAGCTAATGCGCTGTTACTACAAAAAAGGCGGTTCGGTTAAAGACGCGTGTTATAACAAGGTTAAGTCTCGTTATAAGGTCTTTCCGTCCGCCTATGCTTCAGGCGCTATTGCGAAGTGTCGCAAGAAAGGCGCTAAGAACTGGGGTAATAAAAGTGGCAGTTAGAAAGACCGCAAAGGGCGCAGCCCTAAAACGTTGGTTTAAGGAAGACTGGAAGGACGTACGTACAGGCAAAGCCTGTGGTAGAAAGAAGGGTGAAAAGCGCGATACGCCGTACTGTAGACCTACAAAACGAGTATCCGGTAAGACACCCAAAACATCTTCTGAAATGACCAAAGCGGAGAAGGCAAGTAGGGTTGCCCAAAAGAAAAAATTAGGGCAACCAGCAGGTAAACCGAGACGTGTAGCACCGTTACGTAGGAAGAAACAAAGTGGCTAAAGGCGTAAAACATTATTACCAAGATGGTCGTGAGCATAAAGGGGGTATGCACAAACACCCTGATGGCAAACTTATGACTGGTAAAACGATGTCAAGCGCCTCTAAAAAGTTGTACCACTACGGACAGTTATCCAAAAAAGCTAAAGAAAAAGCTAAAAACGGCTGGAAAAAATAATGGCTACATCAGGCACAACAGCATTCAATATGCCGTTTACAGACATCGCTGAAGAGGCGTGGGAACGCGCTGGGCGTGAGTTACGGTCTGGGTATGATCTCCAGACTGCACGTCGTTCTATGAATCTGATGACGATTGAATGGCAGAACCGTGGCATTAATA